CACATCCTTGGGTGTGAAAGGATAAGTCGTAGGAAAAATCACCTCCATGTTTAGTACGAATGCTGTCGATTTGGTCCAGCATAGCGTCAAACTTATACAGTTTAGAGAATCCCCGGATTAGATCCGGATTTAGCTCTACGTATTTTTCCTCCCTTTTGTAGGGAATTAAATACTGACCAGTACTTAAATCAAGCGGATTACCGCTTAATTTGATTACACTGTTTAAGTATCGGTAAAGGTATAACACTGTGTTAGTGTTTGCCTTATTGAACAAGGACAGCCGTTGTATGGTTTTATAGCCAACGACTACTTGTCCGAGTGAATCCTGTAATTTAAGTATAAACTTAATAGTATCAGGATCGATTAACAGCGAGGTTGCATTTTCATCCCGGAAGACGGTCATCGTAGGAACAACAGTCTTGATTCCACGATCATACTTGTCTCGTGAAACGCCAGCAAGAGTAACCATCTCTTGTGCGGCAGCAGCATCCTTAAGGGTCATTGAATCAGATTCAATGATGTCCATTAAGTCTTTGCTATCCGGTAAAAGCTCTAAACGATTTAGAAGCAATTCTGCTTTAGCTCGTGCGATTTTAGTCTCTCGACTTGCCGCCAACTGTGTTGCGTGGTGAACGTGAGCCCCAAGTGTAGTAAGAATTAGGTTTTCGAAGAATTTAAGTTTTACTTCAAATTCATCGTTTTCCCAATATGTATTAGGATCATCCACTAGTGGATTTTTCTCTAATAAATCAAGTACAGTAGTCAACTTGATTACCGTATTTTTACGGTCCTCCATAGCACTTTGGTCTTTAGCAGGATCAAATAGTGCATCGCCTTTCATATTGAAAATATCAATAAAAGAAGGCGCATAATTGGGGTCCATCCTCTCAGACAAATGTTTGAAGAGGGTAGGCCCGTAATGGTCGTTTCTAAGAAATTTAGAAACCAAGCCTGGAGAAATGATGGAATAGTCATTACCATTCCATGCATTTCTGGAGACGAATTCTGTGAAAACGCCAAGAGAAGTTCCGAACTTACTCTTTGTTTTGTTAATTGGGACCCCTATCTCCTCATATCTCTGAGCAAATTTATGTTCGGGATCACTGATTAATAGGTCGTCACCTACTTTCATAAAGTAGGTACCTTTAGAATCTGGATAAAGTTCTTCAAGAGAAAACTTTATAAAGATCAGGTCAGTCAGTTGCGCAATTGCGAAACTGCCTTTTGTTCCCATCCCTTGACCCTTTCCGTAAAAAATCGGACGAGTCTTGGGGGCAACGAACCATGGACATCGAACTGCTAAAGCGTACCACGCCTCAGCCAGTCTCTGTCCAAACAGCGCCTTCATAACAATGTGTTGAAGGGACGCCGGTAGGTTATCGGTCCAGGCACTAGCATCCAATGATACTAGGCCTGCCCGGACTTCCGGAGGTTGGGATTGAATATCATTCCAACCTTTGTTATGTGAGTAATAACAACACTGTTTCTGAAACAGTTTCATAGTTATGCTCACGATAAACATTTCCACAGGTGCTAACATAGACTGAGTAACGAAATCGCAAATTGCGATTACGCGACTTTTATTGCCTTTGTCTGGCACACTCGTAATTTTCCTCAATAGGATGTTACTGGTTACTAGATTGTTTTCTTGCGCGATTCGCGTAATGAAACTAAAGAATTTGTGATTTCCTGTGATTTCACACATGTCTTTAAAAGCACTATATAGCTTTTCATCTTTCACCAAAACGCTTGCTTCCGCCTGAGCTGTTTCCAGCTTAGGTTTTCCATTTGGACCATTACTTGGACCAAGGAACAGACGGAAGTTTATATCAGAGAGGGTAATACCATCTCTGGTTTCAGCTAATAAGTCTCTCGAGAATTTCTCGAATCTTATTAGTAAATCCTGATCCAGTTTGAACTTTTGTTTTAACCCGTGAAGGGCATCAAGAGTTCTATTGGCTGAGCACACCCGATTCAATTTGAACAGGGTGTTTAAGAATCTGCGAGCCTCGGTTTGCACAAGTTCTGC